TTGGCTTAAACGGCGGTCGGCCCGTTGGATTACCTGTTCGTTTACGCGGCATCTGCCTCTAATCCCTTTTCTAATACCGAAAAAGACTTACCATTTGCCTCTAGCGTAGCATCTTTTCCGGTAAAGTCACACCACCGCTTTACGATCACGTCGCAGTATTTGGGGTCGAGTTCCATCATGCGGCAATCGCGGTTTGTCTTTTCGCAGGCGATCAGGGTGGAACCAGAGCCGCCGAATAGGTCAAGAACGCTTGCGCCATTTCGGGTTGTTTTATCAATCGCCTCAACACCAAGGGCAACTGGCTTTTGAGTTGGGTGTATGTATGTTGCAGCCCCATCTTTATCAACCTTCCAGACGCTGCCGATACGCCTTCCTTTCAATTCAGCACCGCGATGCCAAACAAGAGCGGTTTCATAATCGCTTGAAAATGTTTTCTTTAAGTCGCCAATTCCGCCTCCACCTTTAAACCAAATAATTTGATTTGTCGGATAACCAAACGACGCCATCTGATTTAACCATTGCGGCAAAACCTTCCAACTTGTCCAAACAAACACCCAACCCGTTGAGCAGGATTCAATGATTGGCGCAATATCAAGAAAAGTATCGTCGTTGATCAACACATCAAACTTTGCGCTCTTTGTCGGCCTGTTTGATTGGTAATCAACGCCATAAGGCGGGTCAGTAAACACCATGTCGGCTTTCTGTCCGTTCATCAACTTCTCCACCGCATCAATGCTAGTTGAGTCCCCGCACATCAGCCGGTGGTCGCCTAGCAGCCAAACGTCGCCCTCGACCGTCACCGGAGTTTCTGGCACGTCAGGCACCGCGTTTTCGTCGGTCAGCCCTGCGGTTTCATCAACCAGCATATTTGCCAGCATATCGTCGCCAAACCCAATCAGGCTTAGATCAAACCCTTCGGCGTCCAAATCTTTCATTTCCACCGACAGCAAATCCATATCCCACCCGGCGTTTTGCGGCAGTTGATTATCCGCCAAAACATAGGCTTGCTTTTGCGCTTTAGTCCAACCGCTCGCCGTCATGGTTGGCACTTCTTCGATACCAAGTTTGCGCGCTGCCATGACGCGGCCATGCCCTGCTATAATCTCACCGTCCTCATCCACCAACACCGGAGTAGTCCATCCCCACTCTTTAATTGACGCCGCAAGCTGTGCCACTTGCTCGTCAGAATGCGTTCGTGCATTTCTCGCATACGGTATGAGCGCATCTACTTTTTTGCGCTTTATTTTATCCGCAGGCCAATCTTTCATTTTGCTCTCCATGTTAGTTTAAAAACCCCTTGCCCGCAGTAGTACCCCCAAACCCCCACCCTAAAGGGTGGGGGGGTTTTTGGGGTACACGTTTCTGCGGTTTCTGCCCCCCTTAACCCCCAGAACCCNAGGGTACTGTTTAGGGTTTTTGGGGTTCTCATTTAGCTGCCCTATTTACCAACATTGCCGATGCCCAAGCGTCATCCAAAACAATCCAACCATCCTCTTTTCTGTCAATCATAGATGCTAATATTAAAGCACCAATTAATTTATTATCATAAGATGGATTGGTCATATTTTTGATTGTTCTTTCAGCCATGCCGTCATTGTCTAATTTAGTTTTCAAAGCTTCGCGTGATAGATACGGGTCGCCGTCAATGTCCTGCGCTCCAGACGCCCACCAAGCATTTTCAAACGTCTTTCTATGCTTATCGATAGGGCTATCTTTTTTGGCCTTTACGGGTTCAATTCCGGCCATCAAAACCGCGCTCGTAACCTGCTCGCCGTCTTCATCGAGCCAACCCTTTATAGGCACCGACTGCAACTCCACGAAAACCGATTCCGCTTCCTCGGCATCCTTGGATTTGCGCTGATTTATCTCAATAGTGTCGCCGGGTATAACACTAATTTCTATGTCCAAAGCGCCCCGCCATGCTGACGATCCCCGCGCTCGGTGCTGTGCTTCGGCATTAACGCCGGTATGATGTACTAATATCACGCTGCAACCGAACTCATTTATAAGCGCCGCGCAGGCGTCCAGCATGGTTTTAGCGTCTTGTGCGCTGTTTTCGTCGCCGTCCAAAAAACGATGGAGAGTATCAACCACNATNATTTCCGGCATATTTGGCAAACCGCGAATGGCATCCACCGTTTTTTGATAGCCTTGCGGAGTATTTAAGTCCAGACCATGCCGCGACAACCACATATCAAGCCCGCTGACGGCCTTGTGCTGTTTCCACGCTGCCACCCTACCACGAAGCCCGTGGTGGCCTTCACCGGCCAGATAAACCACCGTGCCGGGGCTAACCTTGTTACCAAACCATTCCGACACCACGCCTTTACTCGCGACCGATAGAACCATGTCCAGAACCACNAAAGTTTTACCGCCGCCGCTNGGTCCGTGAACCATAATTANCGCTTGAGATTGNAACCATCGTTTNACNTGCCAACGGATCGGATCNGGCTGCTCGGAAAANTCATCTGCATGAACAAGCCAATCATCAGCGGGCGGAAATAATANACCCGCCAGATCGCCGCCATCTTGCTGGTAATCGTTGGCATCTCCTATATCGGGCGGCATTACGATGCGCCCGCCATATTTAGCGCTGGCTTGGTCGGCTTTGTTGCGACCAACGCCGGACTCGTCGTTGTCTGCTACAATAACAATTTCTTGAGTCTGGCCGTGCGCCTCGCGCAATTGACCAACAATAGCAGGCAAATTATTAGCACTGTAAGCAACCACGCAGGGCCGACCGGATACTTCGTGGATGGTCGCGGCTGTAGCGTATCCCTCGGCTACAAAGATTGGCCCCGGCGTTATTTCGCCCAGTGTCCAACTACATGATTTAGTCGTTCCGCCGGGGTGGTAGCGCTTTTCACTGTCAGAAATATATTGCAATGAAGCGAGGTCTTCATTTGCGCTGTATAGCGGTACAATTAGCCGACCGTCGCCGGTTAAACGTGCGCCATGAGGGTTAATCCCTTTGCGCTTTAGGTATGGATGATCTGGGCTGGCCGCGATGGCATCCCGCCAGATTGTCTCAACAGTGCTGGCAGCAACGTCTGCCTTGCGTTGCCGTGCTAAATCTCTCTCGGCCTTGGCCTCGGCCTGTCGCCGCACAATTGCCATATTTTCGGAAGGTGACAGATCGCGCCCAATATCAGCGCGAAACACGCAGTCTATTTGATCGCGCCAGCATCCAAATCTGCCGGCCACGGGTTCATCTGGAAAAATTACATACCAGCCAGAATCATCGCGTTTGCGGCCCTTGGTGGAAAATCTGTGCAATTGGCCGTCAATTTCTAATTTTGGAGGCGGATCAATGCCAGCGGATCTCATGGCGTCGGCCAATTGTAACTCCGGCGGGTCGACATTTGCCGACTCTGGATTGGCAACAAATGCGCCGCCAAACATTTTAGTAATATCAGCCATCTATATTCTCCCTCGCTAGTCTGGCGTATCCTTCAATATCTAGCCAGTGGTCAGGCTCAAACTCGTTGCCGCAAATAATGCGAGCTATCTTGCTTGCTATCATGTCCAAACTTTCCCTTGTTTCATAGCTAACCGTGCCGCGCCGCTCTACGCAATACATAGCGCCTTTAATGCTTTGCGCTACGCGGGCCACGTCAGAAAAGCTCCCATGCGTTTTAGCTCGCTCGCTTAAAACATCTTTTATTGCGTCTTTTATCGGGTCGATCATTTTACGTGACTCCATGTGGCTCCAGATAGGATTGAGCTAATATTTGATTTAGTGGTGCGGTATTTGTCCATGATATCAACATAACGACAGCCGTCGTTTCGCATCTTTCTAATCCCGCGAATATCGTCGTCGGTAAACTTTTTATTACCCTTGCGGTGGTTGCCGTGGCGTATTTTGTCAGCCGTATTATCCGCCGCAGTCGCCCACCGCAAATTACTAACATGGTTATTTTTTGGGTTGCCGTCCCAATGCGCCACCTGATTCTTATCAGGAGGGCATGGCCCCAGGAATGCAGTTGCGACCATTTGGTGAGCTGTTGTGTAAACAACTTCCCCGTTATATCGGATTTTAAAGCGTCGATAACCGGCGCTGCTAACATTGCCCTTCAACAGCCGCCCCTTTACCAGATTATTTTTGTTTCGTAGCAATCGCACATGACCCTGATTGGACACCTCATAATCGGCTATAAAAGATTGTCGCCATTCCAAATTTTCTAAATTCATTTTTT